GGCTGGCTCAAACTTAGATATGGCTGTAGCCATCTCGGAGGCCCCAGCACTAAGCTTCTTGTACTCAGCAATCAATGCGCCAGCAGAAACCCCGTCCATGGCCTTGTCCAGGGACTTAAGTCGAGCCTCGAGTTCGGCTAGGGCAACCTTAGCCTGACTGGTATCAAGGATTACCTGGTTGTTTTCGCTCATTTCGTCTGACCTACTTTGGGGTTGCTCTGCCGGGTACGCTCTGCGTAGTGCTCTAAATAAAGGTTATCCAGGGTTCGCACTATTCGTACAACATAAAGCCTACTATCCACATCGTCTATATCGACAATGTCTAAGTAGGCTTTAATTTCAGTTAGGGGTATGGGGCCTGGTCCAGCTTCTGTCATCAGCCTACTGCTGTTCAGCAGATTATACGCACCCCATACGCCTACTAAGTCCCCAGACAGGCTTGGCTTATCCGTCAACCCCTGAGGAGTGATACCAGTGGCTTCCTGGATCTCAAGTAGGGTCTCCTCCTCAGCCCCCCACTTGAGAACCCACCGGTACCACGCGATCAGTTTTTTTCGTCTTCCTCAGCCTTCTGGGCCTTGAAAGAGTCGAAGTCGTCTGCGAGCTTGACGATCTCGCGGCGGAAGTCCTTGAGGCCCAGGAGCATCTCGGCGTTGGTGGTCGAGTAGGGGAGGTCCTCACCCTTGAACTTGACGTTATCCCAGCCCAGCAGGATCGTCTTGGCGATGACCTTGATCATGATCTGCTCAGCCAGCTTGTCAGCCGAGTCATCCTTGCGCTCGAGCGCCTTCTGGTTGCGCTCGTATTCCTTCGTGAACATCTTCGCGTAGGCCTTGTTGCCGGCGCGAGCAATGAGGAACCTGGCATCGCCAACTTCCATCCAGGTACCGTTGTTCTCGAGGTCTTCGTTCACTGCGTAGGTAGCAAAAATGTCCATTTTGGACTCCTTATTATTTTGACAACTTGTGCTTGGCAGACTTTAACCGGTCTGCCAGCGGCGGGAGGGTTTAGAGGCGATCGATCGCAATGGTCTTGCCGGTCGAATCCATCAGGCCCTGCCAGTTCATCGACAGCATCACGTCCTGGTTCAGGCCGCCCGCCGTCACGCCGCCGCCCGAGAACTTGACTTTGTCCGCGGTGATGACGTACCCGTTGCCCAGGCCGTCGCGCACGAACCACGACAGCGAACTCGAGGTGTTGTTGACGAGCTTGTCATACATGGTGCCGTCAGCAAGGTACATCTCGATCGCACCACCGACGCTGACGGTGCCAGAAGCGATGCCGACAAAGCCCATGGTGCCGATAGCGTCCTGGCCGCGGAGCGCGTTGTCGATGTCCAGGTTGATCGACTTGATGAAGGTGCCGGTCAGCGGAACGCCGGCTTCGTAGATGTTGCCGACGCCCGACACCGCGTTCATGACATCGAACGTCTGGGAAGCCGCGGGCGTGCCGGGGAGCTGCCTCGCCCCCGCGCGGCTCGAGACCGTGCCCATGAACTCAAAACTGCCCCCGACGATGGAGCCGCTCTGGAACTGCACGCTCATCTTCGAGGCCGTCATGCCCTTGTAGAGGAAGAACTGGGCAACGTCCGCGAACTCCTTCTCTACGCTGAACGAGCGCTGGGTCGTGTCGTTCTTGACGCGGGAAGACTTGACCTGGACGTTGGCCACGTTGGAGCGGGAGCCTGTGCCAGGGATCGGTGTCGCGGCGGCGACGGTGATAGTGGTGGACGTGCGGGAGGCCACCTTGAGGTAGGCCCCGTTTGCAGCGTCGCTCGGGGCAATGAGCTTGAACCACTGACCAACCTCGAGGCCGGTCAAAACACTGGAGCCAGTCGGGGCCACGCCCCACGTCAGCGTGCCGGCCGTCGAGTCGATCGTCACCGCGGCGGCGGCGCCGAGACCCTCGGTGCCGAAGTGCGCCCAGGTGCCCTGCAGAGTGGCCTCGATGAGGGTGTCGTACTCCTTGTAGGAGAACTCCATGTTCACGCCGCCCGAGGTCGAGGCGCCGGTCTGGACAACGTCGGTGATCTGGCGGTCGGCGCGGATCTCCTGAGACGTCGTCGTCTGAATTTCGAAGGCGAGCGACTCGCCGGTCGCGCGCAGGTTGATGCAGTTGCCCGTCGTGGGCGTCACGCCAAAAGTCGCTTCGGGGATGTAGCGAACCTGGGCGCGGTTGGAAGAAGCTAGTGCCATGGAAATCTCCGGGAGGCGCCCACCATCGGGCTCCCTCGGAGACTACACCATAAGCTCAGTTTATTCAAGCATTAGGAGTTTGAGTCGAACCAGAACGGCACTAGGATTTCACGGTTGACCCAGCCGTTCTTGCGCTCCACGTCCCCCGGCCGTGGCGTCTCGAGCTGCACCTTTCCAAGGTTCCTGAACTTGGTAGCCTGCTTGATGGTGTCAAACACTTGTAGGGCTGTGCGGCTACCCTTGCCCTCCCTCGTGAACACCGACAGGACAACAAAACCAAGTGTTCGATCGATTGGGGAAGTACCGATGGTTGCCTGGTATGCGTCCACGAACTCGATGCAGATCTCCAGGAACTGGTCGCCAACTACGTCAAGGTCTACCGTCTCTGTGTCCTCGTAGAATCTGGGCAGGCCTGCGAACGCGCCCTCTAGATAGGCAACAATTGTGTCGCGGGCCTCAACGTAAGTTGTCATCTCAGTTTCCCTACATTCCTAGCGCGAAGATAAAGCCTGGCCAACTCAAGAATTCTGCCCTTGTTGGCCTTAGCCGTTGGGTTGTCTCGTCTAAAGCGTATTAGCCCTCCCTCGACATCCCAGTGGTACTCGCTACCATCTTGATTCCTGGCGACAGTGGAGAGGTATATCCTATCCCCGAGCTTGAGCCCGGAGAGCTTGGAGCCTGCGCTATTGATCGCAGTGTTCACTGCCACTGAGTCCCGCTCGCTCGCCTGCGGAAACTCACGCTCAGCGTCGCTGGCTACCTCGTCGCTACTGTTCCCTGGGCGGGCCCTATTAATCGACAAGCGCCAGTTTGCAGCGAAAGTGCCTGTCCACTGAGGTGACACCTTGGCAGCGAAGGCAAGTGTGTCCTGCGCCATCTTCTTTGTCTGGGCAAGTGTCCTATTCTCCGCCGCCCGCATAGACGCCCGGACGGCCTCAGAGATGAGTCGCCGGGGCATCGTCAGTCTCATGCTCTTCTCAGGTGCAGAAGATTGTGGCTGCCGCTGTCAACCACGGACACAACCCGCCACGGGCCGTCGCTCAGGTCAACAATGTCAGCCGCCTTAGGGGTCACCGACGACGGCACGAACAACTGCACATCTCCGCGCTCGAACTTCTCTGATGCCTGGGAGAGGTACATGAAGCGGTCCTGCCACCTCAGTCTGATACACCTAATCGTTGAGGGAGAGTCCGTAAAGGAATCGGTGATCGGATTGTAGGTGCGGGACTTAAAAGTAGCCGCGTCGATGACGGGATCGTCTAGCTCGTTACAGATTGCGTCATACAGCCCTGAGGGCGTCTTGTAGCTGTTCTTTACGAGGTAGGTTCTTTCGGTAGTGTGGATGATGGCATGCTCTGTGGCTGCGCCCTCTCCGAGGAAGATGTGGTACTGGGGGTGGTAATCAGCCGAGTCTCGTTCGTCGGTACTGTACTTGTTGAAGTCGATTGAGGCCCATGCTTGAACTCCAGGCGCATCCTCAAGTACCTGCGCAATCGTTCTGATTTCCACAACATAGTCAGCGCCTTGTAGCACATACCGGTTTCTGATGCTTTCCCCGGACCAGTGGTCAGCGCTTGAGTCGCTAACAAGGTACGCCTGCGAGTCGATCTTGATTGCGCGGCGGGCGGGGACGGTGACTTCAGGTGCCGTAGACATGTTGCGCACCTTGATTCGTGTGCCCTCGGTCCTATACATATCGAGAGGCTCTACCTGACACTTAAAGCTGTAGAGAGAATTGTAGGCGTCTACAGCTTTGGTCTTATCAAAGAACTTGGCAACATTCTTCAGCTTCATGCTTACGCCCCCGTGATGGGGTTGTAGGTCGGTGTGGCCGAGACCGCATAGGACATGAACACCGTAGGCTTAGACGTGGACATAAGGGTCCCGTAGGCAGCCTCAAGTCGTGCCTTCCACGTGGCGTAGGACTTGTTCACGGCCTCGATGGTAGCCTTGTACGGGTCAGCGAACCGCTCCATGCGAGCCTTACCGTCCTCGATGGACTTGGGACCGAACATGGGCAAGGTGCTCGTTAGAGCTCGTGCGACCGCATAGGTCGAGAAGCCGCGGCACGCGGCCATGAATCGCTCCTGGGCCGATGTCAGCACAGGGGTGGACTCCAACGTGGTGTGGAGAGCATCGAGGTCTGGATGGATGTCGCTGAGCTCGAAGCTGAGGCTGTCCTCGTAGAGCTGAAGGCCCAGTACACCGTCCTCAAGTTCCTCGTCGCTGACACCGAGCGCGGCCCGGATGTCATCGTACGTCGTGTAGTTAAGCAGTGACATGAGTCAGCTTCCCGGCTTCGAGTTGGTTGTCGATCCACCAGTCCTTCTCGACTTCCATGGGCACCTCAGTGATGTTGTCCAAGGTGAAGGGGTGGATCATGAGCCCGACGACAGAGCACACCTTGATTCGTGTGGGCTGAGTGGCTTCAGGCTTCTTGGCGGGGGTGGGTTTGATCTCGGCCATGCCGTATCTCCAGGGATGGGTTTGCCCGATTGTACCTCCCGGGGCTAGTCAGGGGAAGGCGGAAGTTGACAGATGCCCACAAACGACTAAACTAAGCGCATGTTAGAACCTAGAGAGTCGGAAATGACAAAACCATCCCCATCGAGAGCCCGCGCTGAGATCGCTGACAGCCCACAGGAGTCCTGGACTAGGCAGGGTATCTACTACATACTCAACTCGGTCACCGGTAAGAGATATATTGGCTCCAGCGTCAACATACCAGAGAGGATACGGGCACACCTTTCGTGTCTTTTCTCTGGTAAGCACCACTGCAAACCCCTTCAGAGAGCGTTCAATAAGTGTGGGTTAGCCGGGCTTAGGTGGGGCATACTGGAAAGTGTACCAAACTTTGAGGATCTTCTACTAAGGGAGCAGCACTGGATTAATGCTGCAGGAGACTACAACACATGCCCAATAGCAGGCAGCCCGCGAGGAGCTAAGCCAGAACTCTCTAAAGAGGAGAGGACTCGTAGAAGTGAGACGATGAAAAAGATAGTGGCCGCTCAAACACCAGAACAGAGGGCATACGCTTTATCTCAAGCTAGAGCCGCTAAGGTTGGAAAACCTCTAACAGACGAGCATAAAGAGAAGCTTAAGGCTGCTACTAAAGGAAGAAAACTAAGCCCGGAGCACGCCGCAAAACTTAGCGAGATAAATAAATCTAGGGCCCCTTTAACAGAAGAACAGAGGAGAAAACGTGGAGAAGCGATCTCTAGTGCCCTAAGGGCAAGGTCTGATGAGGATAAGGACAAAATGCGCGCACGCTTATCCGAGATCGCTAAAGGTAGGGAAAGCCCCATGAAAGGTAAAAAAATGTCTGAAGAGTCTAGGGCTAAGATGAGTAAGGCAAGGAAAGGTCGTCAGGTGTCCGATGAGCAAAAAAGAAAAATAAGTGAAACCATGAAAAATAAGCCTGCAGAGTGGTTTGAAAAAAGGGCTAAAGCAATAGCGGAAGCCAAAGCCAAGAAAAGAGAAAGCACAGAATAAATAACAAGGCCCGGGATTTAGCCCCGGGCCTTGTTGCTACCTTAAATTATTGGTAGGTCAAGCACTCAAACGCCTCATTATATAGGCGGCGGCACAGACTACCCGTATCCCAGCGCATAGCACTACCGCGGCGTAGCACGAAGTCTTCTTGCGAGGAGTAGCTAGCCGACGTCGAAGTGACTCGGTGGACACCATACTCACGATCGATGCCCATGATGGTCTTCGCCGGCCACGACGGGTCGTCGGTGATGAACACCTGGACGTCGCCCCAGGTCGGGTTGAGCACCGAGGCTTCGGCGTTGATGCGCGGGCTGGTGTTGTTGTCGCCCGAGACGGTCGGGCGACCAGCGCGGCCCTCAATCGCCATCGCGCCCAGGATGTCGGTCACGACGTGGGTAATGCGGCGGCGGACGGTGCCCGAGTACAGCCACAGCATCCATGCCTTCTGGGTGAGGCCGGCAGTGGCGGCGGCGTCCAGCGAGACGGCGGTCTTGACCTTGCCCAGCGATGCCAGCGAGGCCTGGCCCATGTCGATGTCACCATTCAGCATGGCGCGTAGATCTTCCTGGGCGCGCTCGTTGCGCTCGACAGCGATCTGACGAGCAATCGACAGCGCGACGAAGTCCAGGTTGAGGTAGCGGGTCGCCTGTTCAGACCACTCGATGCCCAGCGCGTAGGTCGGGATGCGGACCTGCTTCTCGGACGTGGTCAGGGTCAGCATGCGAGCGGGGCGGGCCAGCTGCGAAGTGACCTGGGAGCGGCCTTGTTCCGGCTTCGAGTAGTTGGCCTCGGGCCACAGCAGCCACTCATCCGCGATGGTGTCGTCCAGGGCGATCATCGAATCGAACGCGCTGGCGTGCATGTCCATGTCGCCAGTCAGCTTATCCTCGATGAGGGCGCCGATGGCGGGCATCAGCAGCACGCGGGCCTGTTGGCTCGGGTTGCGGACCACCGCGCCGGTCGCTTCCATCTTCGGCTTGCCATCAAGCACGGACTGCAGAGACGGGGCGCGCAGACCGGCCTTCTTGGCGGTACGCAGCACCAGGCCCTCGGAGGCGCAGAACTGAGTGAACGCGTCGCCGTAAGCGTTGGCATCAGTGGGGTAAATGGTATTGACCCAGTCACGGACCGACATACCATTGTCGGCAGCCTCACGCACCAGGTCAAGGGACACCTCGACCTGTTGGATCTGGCCTTGTTCGTCGTAAAAAGCAGCCATTTCTGTCTCTCCAGTTAGGCGTTGACACGTTCGATGACGCCGACCGTGCCCACGGCACCGGTACCGGCAGTACCCAGGCTGACGACGCGCCACATGAACGGGGCGACAGCTTGAGATGTGGCCTTGCAGACCTTGACCGGGGCGCTCAGGGCAGTACCCTTGGCGACCGGCGTACCCGCCAC